TACCACAGTTTTTGCTGAAAGAAACACAGAACTTGCTATGCGAGACTATGTTTACGCTCTGATTGGTGACAGAACGCTCCATTCATTCTGTGATGCCTATGAGTATCACGGTACCGATCTTTATAACTTAATGATGTTACGAGCTAAGGGGATGAACCATGAAAACTCTTGGCTCTATGACACTGGTTTAGGGCTGGTTGATGATGAAAAGACACTTATGTATATCTTTCATCAGAGAACATTTATGACTTCTAAAGATAAAGAAATGTCGAACCTATACTGTTGGGATGGTAAATCAATTTTTAAGATTGTTGTATTCCCTACACCATTTAAAAAAATTAAACATATTGTTAAACCGGGACATTGGTTTGCTGTTAGACTTAATAAGATTGAAGATCAAAAAACTTTGACAAGATTAGACTCATATAAGATTGAAAGTGATACTGGTGTTATCTCTATTGAAAATTATATTGAAAGAAAAGGATTAAAAAATGATAGTATGGTCGGATAATCAGATACCTAAATTTAGTGAAGGCTATGGTTATACGCCAGACCGCTTATGGGATTTTATTGGCTCAAGTGGATTACCGATTCGTAGAAGTCAGCCAACTGACTGGAGAGAAATTGGCAAGATTAAACTACCTCCTGAGATAGAAGCAACAAGAGGCATGGGGCTTGGGTATATGGAAGAGGATGACTGCACAGGAGAAATTGTTATCAATCATTCCGTACCGGATACTTTTGTAAAATCAAAAATTTATTCTGTTGGCTTCACATTTTGGGAAACAAACAAACTTCCCGATTACTGGGTTGACTTGTGCAACAATATGGATGAGATTTGGACATGTAGTGTTGCCATGCAAAAAATCTTCATTGAGTCAGGTGTTCATAGGCCAGTTCATGAATTTAAACTTGGGGTTGATCCAAAAATTTATTTTCCAAAGCTAAGAACACCACATTCAACATTTACATTTTTATCAATGGGTTCTCCTTCTATTCGTAAAAACTCTCAAATGGCTATTGATGCATTTTTAAGACTATTTGATGGTAATGACAACTATCGCTTGATTTATAAATCAAATGGCGAGCCGGATGGAAGAATATATAGGGGTGGAGAAATTGGAGGCATTCGTCATCCACAAATTGAGGTCATTGATGATGAAGTTTCACATGAAAGACTTGGTGAGATTTATGACATGGCTGACTGTTTAATCTATCCAACCAGCGGAGAAGGATGGGGGAATATACCTTTTCAAGCAATCGCTAAAGGAATTCCAACAATTTGCACAAATGCCTTGGCGTGTACTGAATTTGCAGACATGTCAGTTCCTCTTGATTTCAACTGGAGCACATGGAAGATGTCTGGGAGATACGAAAATTGTGGAAAATGGGCAGAGCCAAATTTTGACGACTTGTGTGATAAAATGATTCATGTTGCTAACAACTATGAACATATTGCGCAGCATACATACAATAGCGCATTGTATATAAACGAAAACATGACTTGGGAGAAGGTTTCTCAAGCATATATTAAAAGAACATGGGAAATACTTAAGGAAGTAAAGTGAAAATACATTATCTAAGCTGTCATTCTATATTAGAATACGATGAAGTGCAGTTATTAACAGATTTAGGGCATGAGGTTTTTTCTAACGGTGCCTATCTTGATCCTGCTGGGCATATTACGCTACCAAGACCAGGGGTTAAGGGAGCAGTGATGTATCCTGAATATGTTTCTTTTGCAACAAGTTTTCCTAAAACAAATTTACCTAGCGAGTTGATTGATCCTTTTGATGTAATTATTGTTATGCATTCTCCAGATATTATTGTCAATAATTGGGAGAAAATTAAACATAAGAAAGTTATTTGGAGAACAATAGGACAGTCTACATGGAATGTTGAAACAGCTCTTAAGCCGATGCGTGATGAAGGGTTGAAAATTATTCGATATTCACCAAATGAAAGAAGGATTCCTGATTACATTGGGGAAGATGTTCTCATTCGTTTTTATAAAGATGAGGATGAATTATCAGGCTGGACTGGTGATGGTCGTACTGTTGTAAATTTTGCTCAAAGTCTCAAAGGTCGTAGAGATCATTGTCATTATGATGATATATTTAAGGTTGTTAAAAACTTTAATGGCACAATATACGGTCCGGGCAATGACGACTTAGGCAGATACAATGGTGGTGCGGTGCCATATGAATTGCAAATTAAAAAAATGCAAGAAGCAAGGGTTATGCCATATGCCGGAACTGCTCCTGCTTCGTATACGCTATCTTTTATTGAAGCACTGATGATGGGATTGCCAATTGTTGCAATCAATAATCAAATGGCCAATATTATATATGATTTTAACTTCTATGAAGTTGAAGAAATTCTTACCAGCCTTGGTGGAATTGTCTGTGGAAGTGTTGGAGAAATGATTTCACAGACACAAGAGTTGCTTGACAACGATGCATATGCCAAAGAAATTAGTGAAAAGCAAAGAGCTTACGCTATTGATGTTTTTGGCAAAAAGAAAATAATTAAACAATGGGAGGAATTTTTAAATGCAATATGAAGAAAATAAATTTACAACACCTTGGGGTGTAGAATTAACGGTGTTCACAAGAGAGGGCACCAATGACTGGAATACTTTATATTCCTGCATTACAGAAGATGAGTATAAAGTAGGAAGTTTAGAAGTTCCTACAGACAAGGATACTGTCGCTGTTGATATTGGAGGTCATGCTGGTGGTTGTTCACTCGCTCTCCTTAGTCGTGGTTTTAAGGTAATTGCTGTTGAGCCATTGCCTGAAAACGCAGAGCTTATTATGAAGAATGTTAAGGCTAATGGATGGGAAAAAAACTTTACTCTTCATAGCAAAGCTATTAACGAGGTATCCGGAAAACAAGTTGTGCTTCGTTACGGAAATGAAAAAACAGAGAGTGGATCTCATCATCGCTTCATTGGCAATACAATTGACTCTTCAGACTGGCAAGAAAATCTCTGGACAGATGGTCGTGAAATTAAAGTTGATACAATCAGTATTAATGACATATTGAAAAATGTAAAAGCTGTAACTATTCTTAAAATTGACTGTGAAGGTGCTGAGTGGAGCGCGTTCACAGGTGCTTCAAAAGAATCTCTTGCAAAGATTGATAAGATTGTCGCTGAATTACATGCTTTGCCAACAACAGAATCAATGTATGAAGAATTTCATGATCTAATTGGTGAAGACTTTAAGGACACAACTGATGACCAGTTTAAAGATGTTCAAAATTATGCAACAATCGGCCTAGCTTATTTTGAAAAATAATGAATATCTTAACAGATTTTCATCATAATTCATTACTGCGTTCATTCGTACTGCTGTTTGAGAACAGACTGGGTATGAATGTATACAGGCCAATTGGGTTAGAATGGTTTCATGAAGGGCACTGGGCTATAAATAACCAGTTAGATACTGCCAAGCAGTTTCTTGATATTGAAACTCAAATATTGGCGGATAATACACCTCCTTTAAATGTTGTAAAAGATTATTCTGATGGTATATATCATGTTTATGATCCTGGTAATGAAACAACTCATAGTGCAATAACGCTAGAGGCTTTTAAAAATAAAAAGTTTGATTTTATTATTGCTTCAATACCAGAACATATTCCAGTTTTTCAGAATTTAATTAATCAATTCCAACCTAATGCTAAACTAATTATTCAAATTGGAAACAACTGGAATCCTAGTATTTTCAGAGGAATGAATGTTCTTGGTTCTGTTAAGAAAGGGAGTATTCAAGATGCTAATGTTGTTTATTATCATCAAGAATTTGATACAAATATATTCAAACCAACAGATCATGTATCTAATAAAAAAATTAGCAGTTATATAAATTTATTACAAAACCTTCCTGCTGGATGGGGTGATTTTACCAATCTTGAAGATTCTTTGCACGAATTTAATTTTAGAAGTTATGGTGGTCAATGTCGTGATGGTAATATGGCAGGAGCTATTGAATTGGCAAAATCAATGAATGATAATGATTTTATTTTTCATGTTAAAGATTATGGCGATGGTTATGGTCATATCATTTATAATGCCTATGCATGTGGAAAGCCAACAATTGTTAGAAGTTCTATGTATGCAAATCAATTAGCTCAAGAGTTATTTAATGATAAAAGTTGTATTGATCTTGATAAGTATTCAACAGATGATGTCGTAAATAAAATAAAACAAGTTTGTTCTAATCAAGAAGAGTTGAATCAAATGTGTATTGATGCACACGAAACATTTACTCGTTGCGTTGATTTCGCATACGATGCGGAAAAAGTTTATAACTGGATGGGAAATTTATAACTCCCATGTGTTATGATAGTAAAAAATATAGTAGAAAGAAAAGTACATGTTAATTGTAGATAAGCGTAAAGGCGACCTCATGCCGGTTCATGAGGTCATTGAGACTCCAAGTGTAGGATTGAATCGTGCATTAGGTGGAGGATTGAATACAGGTGCTACTCATTTGTTTTGGGGCAATCCGTCTGTAGGTAAATCAACCATCTGTTTTAGGATTCTTGCAGAAGCGCAAGCTAAAGGCTTTAGACCAGTTATTGTTGACTCTGAGTATTCATTTAATGAAGAGTATGCTGCTAAGTGTGGTATTGATGTCGATGATATTGTTGTAATTCAATCAACCGTTGTTGAAGATATCCTAAAGCATCTTCATCCTTATTTAAATCACCAAGAAGAAAAACATGTTTTTCTTTTTGATTCTCTTTCTAATATTATTAGACAAGAGGCGTATGACAAGCCAGAAGGGAGTAAAGCAATTGGTTTGCTTGCTCGTTCTCAAGGAGCTCTTCTCCAGCAGTTAGTCAACTATCTCCATAAGGAGAGAAACATTATGATTTTTATTGCTCATCAGACGATGGACTTAAGCGGTATGTATGCGGTTACAAAAGCCAAGATTGGAAACTCTGTATTCCATAATATGCATAATATTGTAAAACTATTCCTCTCTCAATCATCAAAGGAGATGGAGAGGGATGACAGGAGCATGATTACTTCACAGAAGGTTGCTTGGACAATTGAGAAGACAAAGCAGATGGCTAGTATTGGAACTAAGGGTGATTATTATGTTCTTCCTCAAGAGGCCTCTATTGATAAGTATCGTGAAATGCTTGATATCGCTATTGAGATGGGAATCATTGAGCGTAGGGGCGCATGGTTCTTCTATGAAGAAGAAAAGTGGAATGGCATGGGTAAAATTGAGTTAACCGAAAAGCAAATTGAGGACATTAGTGCTAAAATATTGGTAGGATGAAAAGACTATTTGTATTAATAACACTACCATTTGCTGTTGCATCAGGTCTTCTTGCTATTGGCACAATTGCCTTAATTAAAAAAATTGAAGAAGACTATGATCGTGATAGTTTTTGGGAATAGTTAGAAAGAAAAAAATTGAAAAGAACAGAAAAAGAAGAAATCAAAAAAGACAAAGCAAAGCCTGTTAAAAATTCCGGAAGAGGGTTTAGAAAAGGTGATGCTGAGTTCCATGAGTTTCTTTTAGACTACAAGCACAATGGTGCTTCTTTTACGCTTACCCGTATAGCTTGGATGAAAATGAGAAAAGATGCTTGGAAGTCTAATCACAAGTACCCCTGTATCTCGGTTGTATTGGGGGAAGACTCCGATGTTAAGGTTGCTATTATTGAATGGCATGTATTTAAAGAGTTGATCAAAGATTCTGATTACGAATGAAAAGTGACAGAAGAATAATTCTTGAAAATCGGTACGGATTGGAAGTTGTACTGCTATGCTGTCGGGAGTGGAAGACACACTTCGGAAATGGACATTTCGGAAGATGTGGAATCTGCCATCAAATACCAAGACTAATAGCAGGGAAAAAATGGGACAGTTAACATACGGCAGTTTATTTGCTGGAGTTGGTGGATTTGACCTAGGCTTTGATAAAGCTGGTTGGGAATGTAAGTTTCAAGTTGAATGGGATAAGCATTGTCAATCTGTTTTAAAGAGGCACTGGGCAGATGTACCAAAGTTTGAAGATGTAAGAGATGTCAACGGGGCAGAATTAGAACCTGTTGACCTTATTGCATTTGGTTCACCTTGTCAGGACTTATCTGTAGCAGGTAAGCGTTCAGGCTTAGACGGTGATCGTTCAGGTTTATTTTTTGAAGCAATTAGAATAATTAAGGAGATGCGTGATGCAACAAATGGACAATATCCAAAATGGGCAATCTGGGAAAATGTCGCAGGTGCCCTCACAAGTAATCAGGGAAACGACTTCGGAGAAGTCCTCAACCAAATGGCTAACATCGGGGCATTGGGAATTGAATGGCACATCTTGGATGCACAATGGTTCGGAGTCCCCCAAAGAAGAAGAAGAGTATTCGTCATCGCTAGTTGGGATTCTTCAGCCATTGCAAGAAGTAATGGAAAAATACTATCTATCCCCGAAGACAGCAGGGGGGATATTAAGAAGAGCAGAAAGAAAAGGAAACCTCCTACCCGAACCGTTAAGAACGGCACTGGTGAATCTATCTGGTACGGACAATCCGGACATGGAAAGTGGACAGAAGGGGGAATAACCCTTGCTGCTAGTGATTACAAGCGCCCTGAAAGAAACTTTATTCTTGAGCCATTTGTGAAAACAAAGAGAGCGCAAAGCACTGAGGATGATGAGGCTTGGGTAGACAATGCTGTATCACCAACACTTAATGCTTTTGATAATACTGGAGAATCTCGTTCAACAGTATTGATTGTTGATGGAACAAGAGTTAATGATGTTCGTATCTATGACGATGGTATAATGCCAACTCTTAAGCACAGGATGGGTACTGGCGGTGGTCAGGTTCCTCTTATTGCTGAAGAGATTGCTATTCCTATTCAGGGAACAATCATTGGTCGTGCAGATACATCGGGTCCACAAGGAAAAGGATTTGGTGATGTTGGTGATCCTTCATACACACTAGATACTGTTTCACAACATGGTGTGATGACACCGGATCTTATTTTAAGACGATTAACACCATTAGAGTGCGAAAGGTTAATGGGTTTCCCTGACAACCATACGCAATACACTTTTGATGGTAAGATAATTGCCGATACGAACCGTTACAAAATGTGCGGTAATGCAATTGCTACTCCAGTAGCAGAATGGATAGGAAAGGAAATAAAGAAATGGCTGATATAGTCGTTGACCAAGAATTTTTAGAAAAGCAGATGGGTGATAGAGCTCATGAGTTCATTGAATGTATGAGAATTGTTCAAGACATAATCGACAACCCTGATCACTATGTTGGTATGCAGGCAATTAAGTATGCAAATGTATTAGCAGCTTATAGAACACAGATGATTGTTAAGTCTCAGGCTTTCAAGCGTAGATCAAGTCTAATGAGTGAGCAAGATAAGCTTGTTAATGATATTTGGAAAACCATGTATGAGGCATTGACAGAGAACATTAATGCTTTGAAGATTTCAAGTAAAGGATTTTATAATTGAAATCCTTAAATGCTTTAAGAAAGCCAAAAGAAGAAAAGATTCTTAAGTCTGATCAACAGATTACTCAAGAACTGCTTGAGGCTATTGATTTAAATCTTGAAAAGCGGAACTCTCCGACTGTAAAGAAGGTTGGTGGATTCCACCCTAGTTATACAAATCAATGTGCAAGATATTGGCATTACCTATTTGAAGGCACTGATGTAACAACATCATTTAAACCTCAGACTTATCGTATCTTTGATAATGGTCATGCTGTTCATGAGCGTCTTTATAGTTACCTTCGAGAGATGGGTATTCTAGTAGCCGAGGAAATTCCAGTAACTTATGATGAACCCCCAATTGAGGGCACTGCTGATGGTATAATAGATTGGTATGGCCATAAATTAATTGAGTTAAAGTCAATTAGTACAGAGGGTTTCTTATACAGACAACTGCATCAGAAGCCCAAGGATGATCATTATAGACAGGCTCAGATTTACATGAGATGTCTAGATTTAGATAGCGGTTATGTTATCTATGAAAATAAAAATAACCAAGAAATACTTCCTCTCTATATTGAGAGGGATGAAGCCTTTATAGATAAACTATTCAAGAAGTATAGTAAAGTTTATAAAGACTTTAAAGAAGGCAATATGCCGACTCAGCCATACAAGAGGACATCTGCAAAGTGTGCTAATTGTGATTTGGCTGATAAATGCTGGTCAGGGGATGTATAAGCAGGAAAAACGAGAATGTCGCAACGAAGAGTGTAAAAAAGACTTTATAGCTAAAGTCTATAATGCTGCATATTGCAGTGTTGAATGTAGAAGATTAATTACAAACAAAAAACTATTAGATAAGTATTATCAGAATAAAGATAATATGTCTAAGAAAAGAGTTTGCAAAACATCAAGTTGTTCAACAGTATTATCAAGATACAATAAAGAAAATATTTGTGAGCAATGTAAAGGTGAAAGATTCATAAAAAGATTAGTTTCTTGGGGATATGACGAAGAGAAGCTAAGAAAAGAGGTATAATATACCTTATGAGTCTTAAGAATATCATTAAGAAAGAGAAATGGAACAGGGTCATTGCTATCGACCCTGCTTCGCATTCTCTAGCTTGGGCTATTTTAACTTATGACAAAGAATTAATTGCTACCGGCAAGATTGATCTCACAAAAGAAAAAGAACAGTCGCAAAAGTTTAATAAGATTAAAAAAGAACTGGTTGCTGTTGTTCAAGAATATAGCCCAGATGTTGCCGCTATTGAGCAGTCTGTTTATATTCAAAACTTCCAAACAAGTAGGGTGATATCTTATATCATTGGATTTACTTGGGGTATTATCTCAGACCAATGTGATGCTATTGAGGATGTCAGCCCTTTGGTCTGGAAGCCTGCAATCGGTTATAAGAATGTTTCAAAGAGAGACGGTGAAGTTTTGTCTAAGAATGGCAAAAGGGGATCTCTTCAGGTGAAAATGAAAAATGAAAGAAAAGAAAGAGTTCGTGAAATTGTTTCAGTTTCTTTTGGTAAAGACACACCGGGTATTGAAGATGATGATATAGTTGATGCAATTGGTATTTCTTTATGGTATTGGAAAGTTAAAAAAAATGGCTGATGAACCATACAAGCAAAAAGAATGGCTTTATGAACACTATGTCAAAAAGCGCATGAACCTGACAGACATCTGCAAGGTTTTAAAACAGTCTTATAATATCGATGTTACACCGCAGGCAATCTATAACTGGTGTAAGAAATATGATTTATTAAAGTTTAGAGGCAAGGGAAGGAACCTTGCTTCTACTGCATTGAGAAGGCCAAAATCTCCTTTACAACTTGAAGTTGAAAAGCGTAGGCGTGATCAAGCAAAACAAAACAGAAAAAGAAGAAAAGGATTAGGAAGATAATGAAAAGAAGTGTAACAGCAAGAGATATTTCAACTTTTGCAAAATTAGATATGCTTTACAATCAGGTTCGCGTGATTGAAGCAAAACAAAATGAGACAAAGTATAAGTGTTTAGGTTCTGGAGAATGCTGCCATATCGGTTTAGTCATTCCAATGACTGAGTGTGCAAATATTGCATTTAAGTTGAACCAGCAATACTATCTTGTAATGGAAGATAAAGGCCAAGAAGCTGCTGATGAATGGTTTGCCGGAATGGTAGAAGGCTTGAAAGAGCGTATGTATGATGAAACATGGCAACATGGTGGAGAGTCAAAGAAGTATTGCGCTTTCTACAAGGGTGGTTGCACAATTTATGGCTATAGACCAATGGTTTGTAGAACATTTGGCACTATCACATCTGTTGACAACTACTGCCCAAGAATCAGAAATGCTAATGGAGAGATTGATCATTTCACAGGTGAGCCTGTCAAGAAGGTTATTAAGCAGTTCCAAGATTTACTTAGAGAGTACGCAGAAGACAAGCATGAAAACTATGACATGACAGTATATATGCCATTAGGTGTTTTGAGTTTCATTCTCTCTACTGAAGAGCTTCAAGAATTAGCCGACAATACAGATCCAAAATTTTGGGTAGGAACATCTGGTTGGTTTAATTATCGTGTTCAATATACAAAGCAACACGGATATACTCTCGTTGAACTTAAAAAATCTGCTGAGGCTGCTGGTAAACAACTCGCATTTGATGTAGAGGAATAATGGAAGTTGTTTGGAACGGAACAAGTCTGTCCTCAGTCTATAACAACGGATACAGCGTTGCTGAGTCTGAAATATGCAGCAGGCTAGAAAGATTGGGTGTTGAACTCAATAAGAAAAGTTTGATTCCACAAACGATAAGTAAAATACTTGAATCCGGTATAAATCTTGGATATCAATCTAACCATACAGAGATTCTTGACTATGACATTTTAGTAAACAACAGGCTCCCGGTTGACTACTCTTTTTGCAGGGGTTACAACATTGGCTTTTCATATTGGGAAACAAATCGTCTCCCTGAAGAGTGGATTGAGAACATGAATAAGATGGATGAGATATGGACTACATCAAAATGGGCCAAACAAGTCTTTATTGATTCTGGAGTTACTGTTCCCATATTTGCTTTTAATCTTGGTGTTGATCCTAACTTCTATCCTGTAAAGAGAGAATTAAAAAACAACACCTTTACCTTTATGAGTGTTGGATCTCCATCTACAAGAAAAAATAGTCAACTTACTGTTAACGCTTTTCTTAAATTGTTTGAGGGAAGAGATAATGTAAGACTTCTTTATAAAACAATTGATTCTCCAGATGCAAGGATATATCGCAATGGTGAGATTTTTTCTATTCAAAAGCATCCTCAAATTGATATTGTTGATTTGGATTTGCCAATTGAAGACTTAGCCAAACTTTACGACTCTGCTGACTGTGTTGTGTACCCAACGAGCGGTGAGGGTTGGGGTATGTTACCCTTTCAAGCAATTGCAAAAGGTATACCAACAATATGCACAAACGCTACAGCCTGTACTGAATATGCTGAATGGTCTGTTCCGTTAAGTTATGAATGGGGTACAAAGAATATCTCAGGTATCTACTTTGATAGTGGTGAATGGGCAGAGCCAAACTTTGACGATTTATGTGATAAAATGTTATATGTATATAATAACTATGATGAAGTGTCAGAATTTACATATAACAATGCAGTAACAAATTACGACAATATGACTTGGGATACTGCAATAGAAGGATATTACGAAAGATTATGTCAGATATCGAAAAATCTAAAACATTAATAGACAAAATTAAAGATGTAGAAGAAGTCGGAAAACTTCATATTAAAGGCTATTCAATGCATGAGATTTCATCTCTAATGACATTGAAAACAAATGAAGTCAAAGAGTATATTGAGGAATATAAAAAGATTCTCAATAAGCAGGTTGAACATGACCCTTACTTCCTTGAAAGAGTTCAGTTTAATACAATCAAAGCTCTCCAAGAGTTTGATGAACTTAGCAAAGAAGCTTGGGAAACAATCAATATTGCAACTGATCATGGAATGGTTCCTGCAAGAATTCAGGCAATCAAGCTTGCCGGTGAACTGGCAACAAAGAAGGCTCAACTTCATAAACTTTTAGGCGTTAATACCTCTGATGGAGATTACATTGCTCGAATGCAAAAGGCTGAGAATGTTAATCAGATTCTCTCCAGAGTTCTCAGGGATGTTATTTCTAAGCATCCAGAGATTGCTGATGCTGTTCGAAGAGAATTAGCGATTGCTTTTGAAATTATGGCGAATGAGGAAATCATCCAAGATGATTCAATTGAGGATGCTGAAATTGTTGAACCAAATAAAGAGACCCAAGATTAAAGCATTACCTACTATGTCAAGAGACGGTAAAACAGTTCATTACCTCTTATGTCAAGAGACGACAAAACAGCTCATTACGCTGTATAAATAAAAGGAGATAACATGACAGACTTCATGGGAATGAATCTTAA